ACTAAGAAATGCAAAGGATTGCATGATGTACCGAATGGAAGTCGACACTTACGAGCCAATCATCCTCAACACTTGGATTGAGGTTGAACAGCACCCATTGTTTTTAATTGCGCGAGTAAGCGAACGTACTCCAATAGGATGGATGGCAATCTGATGGAACTTACTTTTGACACTGATTCTGTTGCTAGCTACGAGCGGTTCCTCCAGCTACGCAAATCACCTGTCTATCACTTTCGCGGCAACGCTGCGATTGTGCCGGACGAATACGCTGCACAGTTTGGGTTGCCAGTCGATGTTGCACAAACAACGTATCGACCGATCAAAGAGGCGTTCGATTACCAACGAGACATCACACGGACTGCGATCCAAAAAAGGAAGTACGCGATATTTGCTGACTGCGGACTTGGAAAGACGCTGATGCTGCTGGAGTATGCAAAACATGCGTTGAAGCAATGCGGTGGTCGGGTGCTGATTGTCAGTCCTTTAATGGTTTGCAAGCAGACGGTTGAAGAGTCGGCACGTTTCTACAAGTCGATGAACATTGCTCGCGTCAAGGCTGCTGACTTGCAAGACTGGCTTGACGGTAAAGGAGCTGCCATCTGCGTGACGAACTACGAAGCGATTCGAGAAGGACTGACACAGGGCAATCTGACTGCGTTAATCCTAGATGAATCATCGATGCTCAAGAGTCATTACGGTGCTTGGGGTACTCGGTTGATCGAATTGGGCCGAGGCTTGGAATGGAAACTATGTGCGACCGGAACGCCTGCACCAAATGATCGAATTGAGTTTGCGAACCATGCAGTATTTTTGGATCGCGCAAAAACGGTAAACGAGTTTCTTGCGACGTACTTTATTAACAGGGGAGAGACTCAAAACAGATGGGAACTAAAGCCTCATGCGTTGAAACCGTTTTATAGGTCGCTTGCTGATTGGTCGATATTCCTGACGAATCCAGCGGTTTACGGCTGGAAGGATAACGTCGGAGCCACTCCACCAATCATTGTCCATGTCGATCACATCGAACTGACGGACGAACAACGGACGGCGGCACAGCAATTAACAGGCGACTTGCTCACAACTTCGCTTGGTGGAATTGGTACTCGCGGAAAGCTATCGCAAATAGCAAAAGGCAAGAACGGGATTGCGTCAAACAAGAACGCATTTATTCGAAACCAAATAGATAGCTGGCCGACAGAATCGACAATCATCTGGTGCCGGTACAACGACGAACAAGAGCAGATGGAAAAGACTTTTCCAGAGGCTGTATCGGTCAGCGGTGACACGTCAGAAGCCAAGCGAGAATTGGCAATCGAGCAATTTAAGTCAGGCGAAAAGAAGATTCTCCTTACCAAGTGCAAGATCCTTGGTTTCGGGTTGAACTTGCAAATCTGCACGCGACAAGTTTGGAGCGGGTTGAGCGATAGCTACGAGGATTTCTATCAGGGTGTAAAGCGGTCGAATCGTATCGGTTCAACCAAGCCTCTCAACGTGCATATTCCGGTGACGGAATTGGAAGTGCCCTTCGTCGAAAACGTACTTCGTAAAGCAAGTCGAGTTGAGTCTGACACTAACGAACAAATGAAACTTTTCAAGGAGATTGGCCATGCTGCTTTCGCAAGATAAACAATGGGATATTCATCATGGGGACTGCATTCCTCACATGCTGGAAGACATGCCGGAATCATCCGTAGACTTTGCTGTTTTCAGTCCTCCATTCCCGAGCCTATACGCTTACACAGATTCTGTGTCGGATGTTGGCAACGTGGACAGCGTTGGTGCTGAGGCTCGCATTCATTTGTCGTTCTTCTTCAAAGGATTGGCAAGAGTTTTAAAGCCAGGACGGGCGGCTGTTGTTCACGTTTGCCAGATTCCACGGATGAAGCGATCAGGTGGAGTTGGCTTGTGTGACTTTAGAGGTATGAACATTCGGCTTGGGGAGCGTGCTGGACTGGTTTACGAATACGATTGGAGCGTTCGCAAGAATCCGCAAGCTCAAGCCATCCGAACACGGTCCAGGGAGTTGCAGTTCAGCGGACTTGAAAACGACAGAGCTGCTCAACGTGGGACGCTGCAAGATTACCTAATCAAGTTTCGTAAGCCTGGAGTCAATGAAACCAAGATTGACGCAGCCAATCAAGTATCGCGTAACGAGTGGATCGACTGGGCAGAAGGATGCTGGGCTGACATAAGCGAAACCGACACGCTCAACACGGCAGCGGCAAAGTCAGAAGAGGACACGAAGCATATTTGTCCGCTTCAATTAGAAGTGATTCGTCGATGTGTCTTGCTCTATTCCAATCCAGGCGAAATCGTATTTAGTCCGTTCACTGGAATAGGTTCAGAGGGCTATGTCTCGCTTGGTGGTAAGTCACCAAAGACAGGCAAGAGGATATTGGATGCTCGCAGATTCTACGGATGCGAGTTGAAGCCGGAATACTACGCTCAGGCTTGTCGTAATCTTGAAAAAGCTAACTCATCGCTGGCTGATTCAAATCAGGGGACGTTGTTCGATCTAATGGAAATTGCATAACGAAAGGATTTGCGATGACGGAAAACAAATTTATCTACTTTTGGTACAAGCTGGCGAGAGTGACAAGCAAAGCAGCTCCATGCCACAAGTTTTTTGCGTCGACTGGTACGGATGCTGAAACGCTTGGACGATTCGAAGATTCGGTTACTCGCATTGGTTACGCGAAAGTATACGACGGACAAACAACGCAGCAAGTTTTCGAACTCTACAAGGATCAGTTGCAAGCAGATTGCACATCGCTTGGTTTTAATTCGCTACTTGTAACGTCGATTGGGAAGCGTGAATATGACTCGCTTAACGGTGCTGAGTTGAAAGCGATTGACGCGTTTAAAAAAGCGTTTTATGCACCTGCTTATGCGGGGAAGCGGATGGTGCGGAAGTGACGAAGTTTGATTTTGTTAATTCTTTAGGGTAGACGAGGATAAGATGATTGCGGACATAAAGACAGTTGCTTGGAGATCAGACCCGGACGCAGAGACAATACTTTCGCTTATTGGGAGTACCTGCTGCATCGAGGACGTGAGTTTCAGCGACATTGATGATGCTGCTAGTGCAAATAACTGCGCGAGGATGGGGAATCCCATAAACGAAGAGAAAGTAGAAGAGTACGAAGCATCTATGCGGCGAGGAGACGTGTTTCCACGTATGGTATTCGAGAAAGGAAAGAAAGGATTTGTGGTACTGGGAGGCAACCAAAGGTATGCTGCGGCAAAGCGATATGGGGTAAAACAATGTTCTGCCTATGTCGTAACTCCTTTGACCGAAAATCATCGGCAAGCGGTAATTCGCTCATTGAATTCAAGGCACGGATGGGGAACGGACAAGACCGAAAGAATAGACCACGCCGTATATTTAGTTAGGGTGTGCGGTTTTTTACAGGATGACGCAGCTAAGCTGATGAGTGTCAGTACTGGCGGAATAAGCATGAGGCTGAGAGCGGAGGATACTAGGCAGCAGCTTGGCGCATCCGGCCTTAATGCGAACAAACTAAACATGACTGCTCTTTATGCGATTGGCCGAATTAAAGACGAGGACACACAAAAGCAAATAGCGAAAACGGCTATCGCAAGCGATGCGACTTCTGAGTCGATAGCTGCCGTGGCGTCGCAGATCGAATCAGCTAAGGGGAAAGCCAGGAAATCCGAGATTGTAAAAGAGTGGGCGAAGGAACTGGCTTACAAGTCGAAGTCCAACGACTCTATCGCTACGGTCGTCAAGACCCCGCGCCGCGACAAGTTCATGCGAAGACTAAACGACATGGTGAATTTTCTTGATCGCGGAAATGATGGTTCTGGATACTCAACAATGGACGAGTTGCAGTGCTCAGAAATAGTAGATGGCGATGTCATTCGTCTCCAAGCGGCAAAAATCATCATGCGTCTCAAGCTAATTTCCGGAGTGTAGTGATGGCTTTAGTAAAAACGACTGGTTTGAGCGTCAGAGTACGCAAAGCTCTGTCTTGTAATTGGCAAACAAGTTCTGTCATTGCTTCTCAGATTGACTTCCCTCCTGATGCCGTAGCGAGAAGAAAAGGTAAGAGATCTTGGGGTAATAGTGAGGCGGCAGCCAAGGCCGATCTAGCTGCTCAGTCTCTTTCGCATATTTTCAAACGAGACAAGGGCCGGTCGATAGAGCGGCGATTGATTTCTGCTGGAAAGTATGAATACAGGCTAATACCAATAGAAATAGAGGCTCATTCGTGAAAGCCATTAAGCAAGGAAGCAAATATGGAACGGCTCGAATCATTAACGATAACCATTCCGACAAAGCTACCAACTTGGAATGCACTGTTGGCAATGCATCATTACCAGCGGGCAAAGGTCCGCTGTTCGATTCACAGGTTAGTGTTCGAGTCCATTCGTATCGCACTAGGCTCGTTGATGTCGACGGCGTGTCAGCAAAATATGCAATCGATTCCCTTGTTATGGCCGGAATCATTGCAAACGACACAACGAAAGAAGTCAAAGAGGTCACGTACTTGCAAACGAAGTGCAAAAACAAAGCGGAAGAAAAAACGGAAATCACGATTGAGCGAGTGTGATGACAAAGCCAATTCGAACCAAGAAAAACCGAGTCGAGAAGACAAAGCGGACTGAGCAGATGAAGCAACCCAGACGTTGCGTCGTGTGTGCTATTACCAAAGACGCTGAGCAATTTTCCAGAACTTATTTGTATGTGTGCAAGGAGTGCCATAAGTGATTGACAGACGACGACTGAACTTGTTTGAGACGATTGAAGTGTACCAGCATGACATCGACTTTGAACCACATAACGAAGCAACTCCAACGGCAGCAGCTGCAGGCAGTAGCGAGAAAATTAAAGTGATGTGCGAACGGCTCGCAAACGGACAAGAACTACACCATCCAAACGACAACAAAACATGCGCGACGATGGAAATGCAGCGCGAAATAGCCGCGACAATGATTATGCTCGCAAAGATGCACAGAGAAGCATCGCGGGTAAAGCGTGAATTGGCTCAACCAAAGCGAGTTATGGCGTTGCATGCGGCAAGAGCTACCAAGCAACGTATTGCGGAAGTTAAGAAAACGAAGAATTTGATTCGAATAACAAAGGCAACGAAGTAATGAGCGATTTGATTTTACCACCGACAAACCTAGACCTAGCAACGCTTGAAGTAGCTAGCGTGGATCTGTCCCAAGAATACTGGACACCGGAAAAAGAAGGCGACCGAAAGCGAATGATTTTTGCGGGAGTGTCAGAACGAACAGTACTAGACCAGAAGACAGGCGAAGAGATTCTTCTGCCTTGTGCTGTGTTTGTTGTGCCTGGTGTTGAAGGTGAACACAAGACAATTGTAAACGGTTCCAAGCGGTTGGTTGCTGTGTTTGAAAATGGAAGCGTGACGAACGGGACACCAGTCCAAGTAACCTTCGCGGGAAAGAAAAAGAATCGGACAAACGGAAATATGTCTGATACTTGGTCGGTTGTCATGCTCGCAGCAAAGAAGGTGGCCGAGTGATGCAACTACAAGACATGGTTGAAGACGTTGAACTTGTCGATCCAGTTGAAGCAAAACGCGAAGAGTGGCTTCGAAAACGACTTGGCAAAATAACGTGCAGCAAGTTCGGTGACTTGATAAGTTCAGGCCGTTCGAAAGATGAAGTGTTTTCCCAAACTGGAAAGACTTACCTTAGACGGATTGTTGCGGAGCGTCTTGGGAGTTGGTATTCGGTTTCGGCTAAGGCTATGGACTGGGGCAATGACAATGAGCACAAGGCTATTTTGGAATATGCCGCACGCGAAATAGTGTTTGTTGATAACAAGCCATTTCAGTATTTTGCCTACACAGACGACATCGGCGGAACACCAGACGGTTTAGTCGGAACTGCTGGTTGCGTTGAAGTCAAATGCCCATTCGATCCAAGCGTGCATGTCAATACGTTACTGACTCGCGAAGT